TTCCTTCGGTCTGGCTCAGCAGATCATGCTGCTGGTTCTTTTGCGCCTGGGACAGATCCACCAATGCATTCCATGCCTCTGCTGGAATCTTCAGTGGATCGCCCGGCAACACCTTATGGAACTTATCCCCCATCGATTAGACTCCGATCCCAAGGCCACTGAAGTCACCATAGGAATACACTTGCTCGACATAGGCTGAGACAGGTCGCTTGATCAGCGCCTTGGCAGTCGTGTCCTCATCATCGATGAAGCGAACCCAAAGGTACTGCCAGCCTTCTTTGGCGATTCCGGTGATGCTCCCAAGCGATAGACCAGCGACGTTGGGGCTTGCTGCAAATCGGAATGTGATCTCCCAATCGTCCAAGCCACGCTTGGAGCCGCTTGCTCCGAGAAACAGGACTTCCCCCTTGGCGAATCCCTTAAAGCTTGCACCGTTGACCTTGCCCGTGAGATTAAACAGCAAGAGCTTGTACGCACCGGTGACGAGCAGATTGGGGATGTAATGGGTCTCGGTGAAGTTGAAAACCGGAACCGTAACGTCGGTTCCTTCAACGCGATCATCCGTTACCCCGATCGCACCGAAGAAATCTGGAGCCGTAAAGCCGCTTGCCGAATACTTGCCCACATTGGCGATGCTTTGAGTAACGTGCTGGGTGCCACCCCCGGTGTCAAACGAGTACTGAGACTCGCTTTTCCATTTGACGTACCTCGCTGTTCCTTCCCAGACGCCGTTGCCTTGGTGGACGATGTGGTAATCGTCCAAGAACAGATCTCCGAACTTTGCAGGGATCGTCGAGGCCATGAGACCTTTGGCTGTGGCGTAATCCTCGGTGTTCATGATCATGTAGATCAAGTCCACACTTGGATTGTCTTTGCTTTCGCTGATCTCTTTGGAGTCAAATCGCTCGATGATGATCGGAGCAGGCATGGGAATCTCCTATCCGAATACCAAGCCACCACGGTCGGCTTGCTGAACGAGTTTCTTGGTATTGGCAGCGACGTCCTCGGTAGCTCGAGCGGTCCGTTCACCCAGAGAGTCGGCTCCCAGGTTCATCGCTGCCAGCGGATTGAAGGTCCCAACGACATCGGTTTTCTTCTTGGTGTCGGCTAGCGATTGGTCCATGCTGCCAAGGTCTGGCATCCCGAGGCTCGATGACGAGAATTTGCTCGGCGACCCGGGGGAGGTTTCAGCTCGCTTTTGTGCCGCCTCGCCAAGAGCTGCTTTCCACTCGGTTTTTGCTTGCTCAAGCTGCGCTGCGGAATCAGCCAGCGCCTTTTCGTTGGCAGCCGCCAAGGCCGACTGCTCTTGGGCCTGCATATCTCCGAGTGCCGACTGAGCACCTTGGCGATCTTGCTCGATTTGGTTGCGAGCCTTTTGGCGCTGCTTCTCTCGATCGAGGATCTTTTGGTTCTGAGAGTTGTTAATCAGCTCATCTTGGCGAGCGATCTCATCGTTGATCTTGGCGATCTCTGCTTCGGTATTGGTATCGCCAAAGAGACCTTGGATGCGGGCCCAGACTTTCTGAAAGAACCCTCCGAATCGATTCCAGCCCTTTTGAAGCAGGCTTATAAGGACAGTCCAGCTATCGGCAATGAAATGGGTGGTTTCAAGCCAACCGGTTTGCAGACCTGCCCAAGCGTCGGTCATTAAACCTGCGACGCTGTAGACCGCGCTTTGGAAGATGCCGATGAAGAATCCCTTGAAGTCGAGCCACTTCGACTGCAGGAAGGCGACCCCACGTTGCCATTCCATTTTCAGAGTGAGCCACAGAATCTTGCCAGCCAGTGCGATGTCACCGGCAGCAAGCGCATCGCCGATCCCCTTCCACGCAGCAAGTGCCGTGTCTTTGAGTTCGTTAAAACGATCCCCAAGCCACTTCATGGCCTGCGTTCCAGCACCGCTGGTGTAGAGGAGGTAGGCTACTAATGCCGTCAAACCAGCGATGGTAAGTCCTATCGGCGAGACCAATGCTGCGATCGCGGTACCAAGAATCGCGATCCCCTGTCCAATGCCAACGATCACTGCAGCAGCTGCGCTAAATACGGTCCCAAGTCCGGTTGCCGCAGCCCCCAGAGCAACGATGGCCGCACCTCCGGCTGCGATCGCCATGCCGACCTTGAAGACGGTGACGATCAGGTCCTTGTTGTTTTTGATCCAGTCACTGGTCACCACGACGATCCGAACGGTCGAATCGATCATCGCCGAGAGGACCGGCTCCAAAGCAGATCCGATGGTAAAGACTGCCTTTTTGAGCACTTTCCAAAGAACATCGATGCGATCGCCAAAGGCCTCGGCCGCTTGGGCATCATCGGTGGCCATGGTGAGCCCCAGATCGCGGGCCTGCTGCTGGAGTTCCTCGATTCCTTTGGCACCGCTCGATAGCATTGGCAACAGCTGGGTGCCTGATTTGCCAAAGATCGCCATGGCCGTGGCGGTCTTTAGCGTCGGATCGGTGATTTGCGACATCCGATCGGCGATCAGCTTGAACTGTTCGTCCGGCGATAGTTTCGAGAGCTGCGCGACGCTCAGTCCCAGGGATGCGAGCGTTTCTTGGGCCGACTGCGATCCGGAGGCCGCTTCGAAGAGCATTTTCTGCATCTTCTTAAGCGATCCTTCGAGAGTCCCCATGTCGGCTCCGGATTGCTCGGCAGCGAATCCCAACTCCGAGAGGGCTTCGACCGACACGCCGGTTCGCTGGCTCATGTCGACCATCTCGCTTCCCATGTCGGCAAAGACCTTGGCAGCTCCGGCCAGTGGGGTGACGATCCCCACACCTAGCATGGCCATCTTGGTCCCGATCCCTTGGAGGCCTTTTCCAAAGGCATCAAGCCGCTTGGCAGCATCGTTGAGACCCTTCACCAGACGCGAGTCTTTGGTGTAGAGCTCGATGTAGGCTGCACCGGCTTTGATGCTGGAACTTGATGCCATGACTATTGCAACTCACTTTGGCGATCGATGAACACGTGCTTGAGGACTTCGACTCCAACCATGGTCTTTGGCTGTGAACGTTTTTGTGCGTGCGGATTGAAGTCCGATGGGTGGTAGACTTTTGAGCGCTTGGCATCGCGATGGATGTTGGCAAGCATCGCCAGAATGCTCGAGGTGTGATTCCACAGAACCTGGCTGCGTGCCTGGCCCATGGCGATCAGCTCTCGGAGGGTAAATGGTCCTGGGTCGATGCAGAGGACTCCGGCAAGGTGCCAGACGAGCTGATCCACTTCATCGCTTCGACTTCCGGGTCGATCGAGTCGAGAATCCTCTCCGCGTGGCTGACCACTCTGTCCCGAACCGCTTTGCCCGCTTCGATCACCTTGCGAAGGCTCGCTCTGGCGCGGGCATCTGGGAAAAAATCGATTAGTTCCTCGATGAAAGCATCGGCCGCGTTGGTGATCACATCGCCAGCGAGTGCTCTTCCGAAATCTTCGTCGGAGATCGATTGCTTGTCAGCTTGGTCCTTGCACAAGCAATACAGCACGTCGGCCAGAGAGACTGGATCGGAGACGAGCTTCGAAAGTGACTTGAATCCGTCGTCGACTAGCGCGTAGAGATCGATCCCAAGCAATCCACGGATCCGCTTGACGGCCGTAACATTGATCGCAACTTCCCAGGTCCGTCGGGAGTTATCCACAAAACTGTGCATTTTCTAATTGCCTTCCGATAGCTAGAGAAACGAAACAGGATTAGGCAACGGTCATCCAGGAAGGTGGATTTGCCGAATAGGTTGGCTTGGCGGTCACCGAAACCGTGATCGCTTCCTCGAGGGCTTCATTGCGAGAGAAGCTTGCGATGCGAAAACTGGCTCTGAGTCCCTGCGATCCGCTACTCCCTGCGCCGGTGATCAGTCCGTCCATAACAGCCAGTTCCACCGTGGTGCTATTCAAGAACGCATCGCGGATCGCTGTAAAATCCGTGTCTACGGTATCCCAGACCATCTCGAACTCCAGCGACGCATCCTTGAGCGTGCTTACCGTGGCTCTCCATCCGTTATTGGCACGGGTCGAGACGTCCGCTTCGCCGGTTTCCAGGTTCAAAGTGAGATCTTTCACGTTGCCGATGATGTCCCAGGTCGGCGCTGCAAAAGTCCCAGTATTCCGATAGAGCTTTGCATCGAGTCCAAGTTTGGCTGGCATATTTGTTACTCCTTAACGAACGCTATTAGCCCACATTGGGGGTAATCGATCTTTGACTTTGTCTAGCGCTGGTCCCATGAAGGGTCGCTTGGGGTATCGTTCCTTGCGGAACCGCCCCCCGAATTCATGTGCTTTGCCTGCGGTACCGACCACCGAGATGTCTGGCCCGATGGTTGCGATCCCTCGCTGCTTGTCGATCGCATAGACGATCGATCGCTTGAGTTGGCCTTGCCGAGTATTCGGAGGTGTGCCTGGCATCGAAGCGGTCTGCCGACGTTTGATGGAGCGACGAGCAACCAAGCGAATCGAGGCAGCCGCGTGGCCAAGGCTCTTGAAGTTTCCCTGCTGTGCCTTGCTTTTGACTTTGTCGAATGACTTTTTGGTGGTGACTTTCACGTCGATCATGTTTACCTCATCAGTCGATAGGTAAGAGTAAGGACGCTGGTGAACTGCAGCATTGTTTCCAGATGGTCCGGCGCATAAATCGGAGTATTCTCGACGCTGATGAAGCGAGCACCGGGGTAGCTCGATAGTGGATTGCTCCGAAAGTAGTCGCTGATTTGTTCGACCAAGAGCATCAGTGCGTCGATCGTTGCAATTTGGTTTTGAGTTTTCTTTTGGATCCCCACATCGATCTGGTAATCGAAGTTGTCTCGCGATCGATCCAGCGAGGAACTCACAAGCCCCTTGGGAACGACCGTCACCTTCAATTCCGACATGGACTTGAGGTCGTAGATGGGCAAATACTGCCGCTGAGCAGTAAACGGCTGGCTGAACGCATTGCCGTTTAACTCTGCGGTGATTGCATCTGCGATGGCGACGATGTTAGCGGGCATTAAGCGATTCCAATTTCCTTAGTGTGGATTCGATACAGGCTTCGATGTGGGTCCGACCAGCGCCAGGCAGGCTCCCCACCTGGAGCGTTGACCTCATAGGTGTAGACTTTGCTGCCTACGGTCTCTCGGATCGTGTCACCACGTTCGGGTGTGATGAGCGATCCAGCCAAAATTAAATCTGCGGGTGTAATGAGATAGTCACGATCGGTCCATTGCATTCGGACCCCACCGTAACCATCTTCGAGCTTCATCAGCGTCCGGCCGATCGTGGCCAAGACGCTCACTTGGTTTACACCTCGCACATAGATCACTGTGCTGGAGGCATGCGTTTTGAGCTTGCTTGCGAGCCACTGCTGTCCAGCACGTAGTAGATCTGCCATCACGGTCACCTACGGCTTATTCACAGGCGGCTGGTTGGCAGGGGGCTGATTGTTTTGCTCTAAGAGCTTGAGCAGGTTTTGGTACTGCTCCATGAGCTTTTTGAACTGCTCGTCATCGAGCACCGCATTGCCACGTTGCTTCCTGGCGTTGCGGATCGCTTGCAGAACCAGCGGAATTCCATACTGCAATCCCAACAGCAAGGCGATGCTCGAGCCAGCCGACGTTGCGATCAGTCCGCCAGGAGTCCACTGCGGACCGATTCGCAATCGATCGGTGATGATCCCAGAGTCCTCCGGTTCCCTAGGCGATGGCCTGATCCTTGGTCGATCGATGATCGAATCCAGAACATCGTCTTGGACCTGCGACTGAGCCAAAAGCCCAAGTGGCACCTGCATCGGTTCCCCAGAAGTCGTCGAGGGAACTTGGACTATTTCCTGGCTCTCATCGATTTGGCAGCTCACTTCGCGGGTGCCCGAGGGGAGTCCCTCGAGCGTCGCAGGTAGCTTGCCTCGCATGGCGCTGAGCAAAAACGGAGTCGATTGGCCCAACCCCTCGCCACCGCCAGCCCAGGTAAGCAAACCGACCACACGAGGTCCATCGTCGCTGTAGTCGATGATGCTCGAACCGCTTCGGCCACCGATGGCTTCAGGCTTCCACGAAAGAAGCTGACCTTCTTTGCGGTTTAATCGCAATACCTGCAAGCTTGGCCACTCGCACCGCGGGCAACCGAAGGTGGTGATCAGAGACTGGGTGTTTGGGTAGCGATCGGCAATGGGGATCGGCTCGACATCTTTAGCAAATGCGAGATTGCACTTGAGTAGCGCAAAATCCACGCTGGTCCCTTTGCCGTACCCCGATGCGATGATCGCAGCGGTGCTTCGCTCCGATACACCATTGGTATTCCATCGTTCGACGTTGACGGTTCGGCCACGCGTGGTACCTGCAACGTGGGCATTGGTAAGTACGATCGCGTTGCCCTCGGAAGTCCTACCAACGATGGTACCGCTACCGCAGACGTTGCTTACCGTCACTCGCACCGTTGCTCGGATCACTTGATCGAACCGATCTAAAGATGCTGCCAACGACCTGGATCGAGCCTGATTTCTTACAATCGCGAACTCTTCGGTGAATGGATCCAGAACGATCGATCCGCTTCCGGAATACTGCATGGCTGGGCATTTGCCATCAGGGCACACTCTGTCTTGGCCATGAAGCATGGAAACAAAACACAAAAGCATGTAAACCATGCTTGCCAGAGAATAAGTCTTCATAACGGCTCCTTGGAAATGATTCACAAACAAAACTGAAAATCGAAACGAAGCGACCTCTAGGTCACTGACTGATTCGCATCCGGACGGTCGTGTCTGCGGAGGCTGCTGCTCTGACCACCTTGCCGATCGATTTATTACCAGTAGCCGTGGCAGTCGCGACGTTGTTGGCATCGTCCCAGTACAAGATGGTGCCGACTGTGAATGCCACGCCGGTGTTTTTGTTGAAGTCAAACACCCCGTCGACAGCCAGCGCACCGAGTTCACCGGCAGCCAGTGGTCTGACCACTACTCCAACAAGATCACCCTGAACCACCACATCCCCGGATTGCAATGCGGATGCAGGGGTGTGGTCGATGTACTTACCATCCTGAATAAAGGTTGCCTGAGGCATGGACTGTTTCTCCTGATTGACTTAGTTGGACGAATAAACCGACGAGTAAAGTGCCGACTACACTTCACCCTTGCTCTTGATTGCAGCTCTTTGGTCTTGCAAAGCCACACCGAAATCGTGATAGCCTCGCATTTGAACGCCAAGGATGTTGAAATCAGCCGTAGCCGTTTCAATCGTTGGGGCTTCTTGCCCGTTGAGGAATGCAACTTCGATCACTGGCAGGTCGTTTGGATCCGAGAGCAAGTACCAAGCCTTGGTCGAGTTGCCGCTGTAGATCGCGTTACCTAGATAGCGACTCACCTCGACCCGGAACTTACCCGCGTGAGGGTTGTTGATAGGCATCCTCGCGTTGGCCGTGTTATCGCGCATTTCCAGCGCCTTATAGAGCTGGGATCCAATAGCTGAGAGAGCCGTTGGAACCAGCAAGATCGTGGGCATCGTTCCGATGGGTTTACCATCAGCGTCCACCAAGTCGTAGTAGGCCACCTCGGCCTTAGTTAGGCCATCGATCGTAAGAACCGTATCCGCACCGGAGATGAAGTTCTTATTTCCAGCCGTGAAGAATGCCGAATTATTCATGAACGTGGTCCAGAATATATCGTTGATCTTCAAGCCAGATCCACGGCCCAGCTTCCTAGGAACGGTGGTGATCGCCCCAAGGTCATCATTGATAAAATCTCGACGATCAACTCCGAGCATCAACCCGTAGGTATCTGCCCTGTTGGTGAAGCTTTCATTGCCAAGGTTCCCGTGCTTGATCTCACCGCCGGGAGCTACTAGCTCGTACTGATCCTTTCCGATCAATCGGTAGCTTGTCACGGTTTTGAAGTCGGTGACATTCCGAATCGCGCAGATGTTTCTCCAGGTTCGCTCAACGGTGAAGAACCCTTCGAGCAAGAACTTATTCGCGACGTTTGCAAGAATGCCTCCGATGTCCACATTGCTGATCGAGCTTGCTTCCACCCGGCCACCAAATGCTGCTCGCATCACTTCGCGGTGATCTCGGAAGGATCGACCGGTGTATCCATTGGCCCACGCAGCCTCGAGCAAGAGTTCCTGCAGACCAATCCCTCCCTTGAATTTGCGAGCAGCAATTTCTAGGGATTGCTCTTGGACATGCTCATCGATGTTCATCAGACCAGCACTGATGTAGCAAGCAGCTTCCAAGACACTCGCGTTAATGGTGTTTTGCGGGACATGGATCGCGGGAACTTCAGGGCGCATCATTCGGATCTTCATGAGTTCAGCTTTCTCAAGGTTCCAACCTTCGCGGATCGCTTGGGCTTCGACCAGCGGAAGTGCCCCGTTGTAAATACTGCGAATCCCTGCGATTCGCTCGAGTTCTGTAGCATGGGCCGCCCTCATGGCTTCGACCTCAGTCGTTCTCTCAGGATGGTTCGTGACCGGTTCGACTGGAACCGGATTCGGAGGGACCAATACCGGAACTGCATCCGGAGCGACCGGTGTCGTTGGAGCTGCGGTTTGGTCGTCTTGGTTTGCAGTTTGACTTGGATCCATCTCGGTTTCTCCAAAGGTTGCTGATGCCTGAGCTGCGACACTCGCGCTGGTGGCTCCGTCGGCACCAAGGTCTACGAAACTGATTTCACCAAGCGAGGACCTTCGAATCACGTTCACCGGACCGTTGTATTGGTTGCCGTTGACGGTGACCTTTTGACCTTCCTTGACGAACTCGAATTCATCCACACCGGTTCCCACGCTTGCTTGCCATGGAAAACCGTTCTTAGAGCTAACGACCACTTCGCGGGCAGCAGGTGTATCCCGAGAGACCACGCCGGTGGCGACAAGCTGGCCGGCCTCGACTCGGATCGAGTCGGTATGGCCAACACCCGAAAGGGGATCGTGACCGAATCGGATCGGTCGTGCTTGCGATGGGATCGATAGGCCCGCTAAGTCGATGATCACAGGATGACGCCATCCGGCGACTCGCATCTGACCACCGGTATAAGCGACCATCCGAAAACGAGGGAGCACACCGCTTGATGTACCGTCAGCTGATGCATCGACATCGATCACTGCCGTTGCGCTTAACCTCAGTTGATTGCGGTTCTCTTCTGCCTTAAGCATCGTCGACGGGGACTTCTTCGTCTTGGACATCCTGTGGTTCCTGAGTTGGAGTTTGAGAAACTTGCTCGGCCGTTAAACCAAGCGCAGACATAAGTGCGATTTCCTTGGCTCGCTGGCGAAGTTGCGTTTCCCAGTCTTGGCCTCGCTTGGCGTATTCATCTGCCAGAGTGGTGGTGTGACTGGCTAAACGCGTCGCTTGGGCGTTGGCTTCTTTGGCTGGATCCACATGCTCGTGACCGTCCCAAAACCATTGGTGTGGCCACCGGGCAAATGGTCCAAGTCCGTTGGGAAGCAAACCGGGAAGAAGAGCGGCTTCGTCGAGCCAAGCCGCAAGAAGACGATCGAGTACGGTTCGTTCGAGATTCGACTGATCGACTCGGATCGCCTTGTAGTAAGTTTGATGGTCCAGCCGACCCGAGGCGTAGTTGTAGCCCGAGCTGTTACCCGCAGCGATGTTGAACGGCATGTTCAAACAGCGAGCGATTTCGTTGAGCAATTCATGTTTGAACTCACCATAGGTTGTCGATGGTTGTTCAGCTTGCATCTGAGCCATCTTCCAACCACCTGGCATCGTTACCAAAGCTCGTTTCTCCAGCTCGATCGGTTCGAAGGGTTCAGCCGCATCTGCCTCTCCGTTGGCCGGCGCATCGGTGTAGAGAATCCCGGCGAAGTCGGCTGCGGTTTCAGCAGCCGCCAGAACCGCAAGGGTGAATCGGCGAAGTTGTGCGAAGAGTGGCAATGCCGGCATGATGTCCGGGATGCCACGCGTTTGTCCTGGTCGATCTGCTCGGAACCAGTGCAACACCGCATCTGCGGGAATGCGCTCATAATCGCTGCGACCCGAGTAAAACCCATCACCTGGGTGATTGCGGAGGATATGGTATTGGACTGGGTTGCCTGAGGAATCGAACACGATCCCGTCGACAGCGATGGTGGAAAGTCGGTCGAGATCCGGCGTCGTGACCTGGTCTGCCTCGACGAGGCGAAGATCGAGCTGGACCTCGGTATTGAGGCGAGGATTGTTCGTGAGGATTGCGAAAGATTCGCCATCCGTGGCGCGTGCCATCCGCATCGTGCGGAGTTTTTCAGCGAGCTGCACCGAGCGAGCCCACAGCATGAAAGCTTGCTCGATGCGACGATTGGCTTCAGAGTCGCCAGTGAGCATCTGCAACCGGGGGCCGGTACCCACTACGTCATGCGCCAGGGTCAGAACGATCCCTCGAGCATACGAGTTGTTGGCCGTTTCATACCGAGCGCGGTTCCTAAGGATCCGGCGAACCTCGACGCTGTTGGATGCGTTGGGCGAGAGCCCATCGGCGCTGGCCCAATGGCGACGATTGTCGTCAGTGGTCACTGCTGCGTCGTAGCGTGCGCGCACGACTCGAACTGCGCTTGGCTTATAACCTTGCTCAGGCTTGCTTGACCACCAATTGGAAATCCAGGACAACACGGTTACTCGGCCCCCGGTGGAACGATCTTGTTGAAGACCAAGCCACGACGCTTCGACTTTGCGGCTTGCTTGGAGGCTAGGTAGCGATCGGCTTCGATCTGGTCGGTCAGCTTGTGCTGCTCGATGCTGCCCGCATCGCCCGAGGCCTTTGCTGGTCCTTGCGCGTTTTCAAGAATGGTGTCTTCTAGCTCATCAGCCATGGGGTTAGCTCCAGTTCGATAGACAATTCGATTTGCCTATTTGTAGAACTACCCGGTGAGCCGACTTGATGACGGAGGAAAGAAAAGAATCAGCCAGATCGTGCTACATCTAGCATTTTCGTTGCGGCGTCTGCGTCGATTCATAGGTGACGATCCGTCTGCCACAATGCCGACATTCTTTACGCCTGCGGATGCGACCATCGTGAAGCGGTTCGGTGTTGGTCGTGTAGAAGTGCCTGCAACCGCACTGCGGGCAAGAGATCCCTCGATCACGGCTTTCTGGTTTTTGCTTGTTCATCGGTTTCGTTTCCTTTGAAGCTCAGCGAAACTAACCCGTCCAGACTTTGGTATGCCTACCGACTCGCTTCCCGAAAGTGCCACTCCCTGCATCGACGCTCCGACGCAGCAACCAACTATGCAATCGAGCCAGTGGTTGTCGGTTCGCTCTGGGCGCTGCTTCCATTCATCCACAGTGCGACCACGGCCCTCGGTGCGTACTCGGTATTCGGCCGATAGGTGCTCAGCCAAGAGACGATGGGTCTCGCGGCTTGTTCCGAAAAAGGACAAGCAACCTCTGCTCCCCATCGAAACGGCGATGCGAGCATGCATGAAGGTTTTCCAGTAGTTGGTGTCATACACCACGTGCCGAACGGCTCGTTTCCCATGGATATTTGGAATTCTCCAGTTGTGACCAACGCGATCCCCCGGGCGACGCTTGTACTCGGAAAACGGCTGACTGGATGCTCCGACGAACCTCCCGTGGCTGGGAATCACAATCCCTGCATGAGCGCTCTGCCGACAGAACTGGTAGACCACATCGGTCGAAGCTCCCCAGTTGGCATCGATCAAGCATCGCTCGATCCGCATCATGGCACCATCATCTCGTCGCCATTCCCGACCAATCAGATCTCCGGTTAACCTCTCAAGACCAGCGTAGATACTCCCCTCGAGTCCTCCGGCCTTGGTGACCGTCGCCAGCGTGCTCCTTGCATCCCGAAGTGTGAAATACGGCCGTTTCTGGTCCGGGTAACTTCCATAGTCGATCAGGTATCCGGTGAAATCGCTTTCCCAGGCGACCACGGCGTAAAACAGGAGTGTTGCCTGGACGTCCACGAACATAGTTAGATGGTTGGTGGAAATCGGTACCACCCGCCGATCGATCCGGTTAAATTTGGCAGCGATCTGGTCTGGGGTTAGTTCGCTGTCGCTTGCTTCCTGCTCTGGCAGAGGTTCGTTTTGGTACTCGGCAAAGAATGCTGCTTGATCTTGAAGCTTAAGGTTCATCGCATGCTGGATGGCCGATAGTTCATCATGGTTGTAACGCTCTGGCCAAGCGATCCGCGATCCGAGGTCCATGGCAAGTCGATTCGAACCATAGAACTGTGTGGCCAAGGAGATATCTCCACGGCTACGGAGGCTCTCAGCGCGGAGTTCGGCATACTTTGTCCAAAGCTTTTCGTCGCTTGGGAACTCATAGACCATCCGGGTCCGTTCCCCATTCCATTCGGGGTGTTTGTCTCGCGAGAGGATATTGTCGGCCATATCGCCTGGACGAATGACCGTGCAAGGCATGATTCCAGAGATCTTTTTCCCCGGGCCCGAGAGACCCAAGATGGCCCCGGCGAGGATACTCTCGCGAGTGGCACACTGGGAAAGGGATCTAGCCGATTCGTCCGTTTGGGGATCGTCGATTACCACAAGAGTGGGCCGAACGGTCTGACCGTCGGATCGCTTGTACTTCATGCCTCGGATCCGACCAGTGATGCCGGCGACCTTGATGATCGCTCCGCTTGCGATGCTTCCGGGCATCGTCGGCAGGACGATCTCCTTGGCGGTCCAACCGATGTGCGTTCGTTCCCCTTTGTAGAGCTGGCCATTGCATCGGTTGGCGATTCCATCAAGCGATTGAATGGGAAAAACAACCTCGGGGTAATCCGCAAGGAGCAGCTCGTTTCCATCGAGCTCCATCTTGATCGATTCGAGCATATCGCAGGCATGGCCCTCATCGCTACCAATGAGACATACGAACTCTCGGTGGCCATTGAGAACCGCCCAAATGCAAGCACATTCGCAGATGGTGGTCTTGCCGCTACCTCGAGGCATTGCCATCGAGAACAGTCCCCCACGCAGTACTGCCTGCTCAATCCGGTTGATAACCTTCAGGTGATCATCCGACCAAGCCAGATGAAACGTCAGTGGGAAATAGCACTCGCAGAAGTAGCGAAAGTTCGTGGCTGCCTTGGCCTTTCGCTCGGGGTCTGCTATCTCCGGAAGTTCACCGATGTCACGGCCTGCGGTTGCAATAGCCACATTGCGTGCTCGAGCACGTTCTTTGAGCTTCTCGTATGGATCCCCAGACGACTCGGGTGCTGGCGCATGCCGAGTCTCAACTAGCCACGCTCCGTAGCGAAGCAGGTCAACGTACCTTGCATCGCCGATGCGCATGCCAGCACGTGTTCGGTGTCGATACAGTTGCCTCTCGCTAATGACCTCACCTAGCGGTGTGGAGTTTAGCATTCTGCAAAGTTCGCTAGGTCGAAGTTTCCTTGGATCACTCACCACGGCCCATCTCCTTTACCATCCATGCGATGTAGTGGACCAAGTTGATTGATCCATCTTGGTTTGTTGGAGCACCGCTATCGATGTCCAGCACAATGTTCTCCTCGGGAATCCGGATCTTGGCCGCTGCCGAGAGAAGTTTGGCAGCCTGCTCGGGGGTTAGTCGATTCGGATCGATTGGTTTTTTTTCGTCACTCATGCCAGGCTCCCTTCTTTGAGGATTGGCACCGTGGCCCACACGGGGCCCACCGGCGTGTTTTGTTGGCACATGCGAACCCTTGGCCAAGATGGTTTTGCGAGCGACTTGGCGCAAACCGCCGCCTTTGTTGGGCCACCTGAAAACATGCAAAAAGACTGGAAAAAACATGCTTTCTCGGCTTCATCTGTATCGAACCGCATGGCTCAATGTGACCACGCGAACGCAAACGCGATCGCAAACGATAGACCCACCCAACCCAAATGGAGAGACAAAGATGAACGCAAACCAGATCGCCTTCGGAATCGAGTTCGAGACCACCCTGCCAAGCAGCGACACCACACCGATCGGACCATACCACCACGGATACCAAGTACCTTGGCTCCCGACCGGATGGCGAGCAGAACGCGACGCGAGCATCAAACCAGAAACACCCAACCGCAAGGGATGCGAATTCGTAAGCCCCAAGCTCAAGGGATACGAAGGTCTCAAACAAATCGAAGACGCGATCGACAAGATCAACGAGCACGACGCGAAGGTCAACGCGAGCTGCGGATTGCACATAACGATCGAATGGAACGGCGACGCGGCCGCCTTGGCCAGATTGATTTCCCTGGTCGGCAACCACGAAAAAGCGATCTTCGCAAGCACCGGAACACGCAGGCGAGAACAAACGGTCTACACCAAACGGATCAAACAATACGGTGATAAAGACGCCGCTAAGAACCGATGCGAAGCGGATCGCTACCACCTGCTGA